GGGTGGCAACGCCTCAACAACCGCCAACGCACAAGCGGGAGACAACGCTGGTGGGCTTGGCGGCGGTGGCGGCGGCGGCGGTGCGGCGCTTTCTGGATTTTTAAGTGGCGCTGGCGGCAACGGAGGCAACGGTTTTGTCCGCATCAACTGTTACTGACATGAACTCACTCGCCATCATCCGCGAATCAGACGGCAAGGTTGTGACCTTTGTTCGCCCCGACCAGCCGCAGGGGTGGAAGCCGCCCGCAGGCACCCGCGCCATTCCTGACACCGACCTTCCGGCCAACTGGGAGCAAGCGGAAGAGGTCAACACCTCCGAACCGATCACCGCCGAAGAACACCTCCGCAGTGTCGGCCTCGCAGGCGACCGCCAGCCCACACTTTTGTATCTGCGCCAAAGCCTCACCGCCGCAGGCAAAACCTGCGCCGAGCTGGACGCCGTCGAAGCCTATTTGCAGCAGATCCTCACCATGTTCGCCGCCAATCCGGCGCCGCGTAACGACTGGCCGAATCCCAGCGTCACTTTTGAAGCCGCCGTGCAGTCCGCCATGCAGGCCCTCAACTCCTAATGTCCCTCAACTCTCAACCCTCAACTCTCAACTGACAAAATGCGCACCGTCACCTTACAAAGCATTTTGTTACGCGCATGGCAACGCGCCGGTAACGATGGCAGCGACATAGCTAACATCCCATCCGGCGCAAGAACCATGATGACCGCCGCCGCCAACGAGCGCATCGCGGATTGTTGGGAATGGGCCGATTGGCCTGAGCTTATGCGCGTCGAGAGCCGCACCGTGCAGGGCGATGCCACCAACGGCTATTACATCGACTATGAGCAAGTCGGCCAGACCGCCATGGGAGAGGTCTTTGGCGTCCTAAGAGACAACCCTGCAACCCACGCCGCGCCCCGCGCCATTGGCTTTACGCTCCTTGGAGATGCCATTCGCTTCCCCGAAGACACCGACCTGCCAACTAGCGTCTACGTCAACTACCGCATCCGCCCGACCGAATACTCCGCAAGCAACCTCTCGGCGACAGTGCCCAGCGTCATCGCAAAAGCAGTTGGTCTGATGCTGAGTGCAGATTTGCTCCAAGAGGACGGACAGACCGACAAAGCACTCGCCATGGAACAGATGGCCGAGTCCGAGCTGATTAGCCAGCGCGACAAATATTACTTCCAACAGGGCCAACCCTCCATGTGGACGGCCCGCGTCAACCAATACTAATCCTATGAACCCTAACGTCAGAACAACGAACAAAGCTAACGGCGTCCGCCTCATCTCCGACACCACGGCCGTCACCGGAACATTCAGCGTTGTCGAAAGCCTCGACGCTGCGACCAAGTTCCACACGCTCGCGGGCAATCAGACCAACGTGGCGAACACGACAGGAGCCAGTGCCTATGCGTTTCCGGTCGGCACCGCCATCGAAGGCAACTTCACCGAGATCAAGCTGCACGCAGGAGCTGTGCTTGCCTACTTGAAGTAACGCATCTGAGGAGCCGCGCGATGAGCCTGTCGTATTTTCATCACAACATGAGCACCACCGAGAAGGGTGTGCTTGGAACGGTTACTAGCATCGGCTCAAGCGTCTTCTCAATGCTCCCTCACCTAGAAACAACCCTGCGAGTCGCCGGTCTTTGTGTCGGCCTCGCGGTCGGCGTAGTCACCCTAATTTCGGTCCTCCACGACCTGAGAAAGAAACAGAAGCAAAAATAATATGCGTAACTACAAAACAACCCTCCTCGGAATCCTCACAATCATCGCCTCGCTCTCGACCGCTGGCCGCGAGTTCCTCGCCAACGGCAGCATCCCCGACCTCGGCCTCATCGCCGCGAGCCTGCTCGCCGGTTGGGGCTTGATCGTCGCCAAGGACAACAACGCCCGCCTCTGACTCCATGCCCGCCCGCGTCACAAAACTCATTGCAGTTGCGATCCTCGCCGTGAGCTGGGCTGTCGCTGCGGGTGGCTGCGTGACGGTCGGGTATGACTTCCTGAAGCAGCAAGCCACCGTCACCGTCAACCCGCCGCCCAAAGGCCACGCGAAGTAACCATGTGGAAGTGGATCAAGAGACTATTTGGAAAGCCGTCCGCGACTGGCCCAGCGCCAGCCTCGCCGAGCTTGCCATTAGAATCCACAACCGTCTCCATACCCGCCGCGAGCAAAGCCTACGACGAACGCAGGCTGAACACCCCGAACAAAAGCGGCAGACCCATCACACCGACCATGATCGTCCTGCACCATACGAGCGGCAGCTATAACGGCTCCGTCTCTTGGTGCATGAACCCTGAGAGCAAAGTGTCCTACCACGTTATCATCGCCAGAAACGGCAACCGCACCGTCCTCGCCGACGATACGGCCCGCTGCTGGCACGCGGGCATCAGCTCATGGCAAGGAGCGCCGGACTGCAACAGCTATTCCCTCGGCGTGGCGTGGGACGGCAATACCTACGAAGACCCGCTCGGTGAAGCGGCCATGGACAGCGCCATCCAATACATCGTGCCCCGCATGAAGCGCTGGCACATCCCGATGTCCCGCATCGTCACCCACCAGCAGATCGCGCCCAACCGCAAGAACGACATCAGCCCCGCCGACGCGGCGCGGTTCAAAAGCAGGCTGAAGGCGGCACTTAACTAATGGCATTAGAATCTCCAGTGCAAAGAGATGGTGACGCCGGATTCCTCGGCTTCGCCTCCCGTTTGAACCCGCTGACGTTACCCGCCGGAATGCTGCAAGACAGCGTCAACATGCGCTTGGATCGCGGGGTCGCACAAACCCGCAAGGGCAGCAAGCGCCTCACCGACACCATCGGCACGACCGGCGCCCCGCTGACTCTCGACTTTACCCTCGGCACCGACAAGGCAGTCACCTCGATCACCCGAGCCTCGACCACCGCGACCGTCACCGCCACCGCCCACGGATTCACCACCGGCGACCAAGTGAACATCCGTGGCGCCGCGCAGACAGACTACAACGGCGACTTCATCGTCACCGTCACGGACGCCAATACTTTCACCTACACCGTCAGCGGCAGCCCCGCGACACCGGCCACCGGCACTATCATCGCCAACAATGGCCCCGAAGTGCGCGACAGCTACGAGGGCGGACTCTACGCGGCCGGTGTCTTCGCCAGCCAGAACTACGACAACGCCAACGAATTCATCGTGCTCGCCGGAAGCGACAGCGCCACCCTTTACCGGCAGGGACAATCGCCGGTGGTCAAAACCTACCCGACCAGCCCCGCCGAGAAGATCGAAGGAACCGACACTGTCAGCGTGCTACAAGCCTTTGATCGTTTGTATATCCTCCGCGAAGCCTCCCGCACCGCCACCGGCTATGAGGAAAAGCTGACAACAGCCTCCGGCATCACCGTTTCCTCGACGACGGCCACGGTCAACGTCACGGCCCATGGCTATCCGGCTGGCGCCCGTGTCCGCATCGAAGGCAGCACCACGCCCGCCTTCGACGGACACGAATACGACATCGTCAGCAGCTCGACCGACAGCTTCACCATCACCGTGCCAGCACTCACCGCAACCCATGCCGCCGCAGGGATCAAGGTGCGGAGAACAAAGCCGCCGATTTATTGGGACGGCGGCAGCGGCAACTTCGTCCGCGCCACCGCAGGCGTGCCCGCCGCAGGCGTCACCTACACGACCATGCCGAGCACCGGCTGGGCGGCCTACCACAACAACCGGCTTTGGTTCGCCAAAAACCGCGACACCGTGGCGATCAGCGACGTTCTCGATCCCGACCTCTACGATCCGTTCTGGAACAGCTTCCGCGCAGGCGCAGGTGGTGATGACCGCATTGTGGCAATTCACCCATGGGTCGAAGGCCAAGCCCTCGTTTTCGGCCGCAAAAGCATCTGGCTCGCCACGCTCAATCAATTTGCCTCCACCGACGGCAGCGACTTCAGCGTAGACACTCCGGTCTCACAGCTAACGCTCTTGACCAACGAGATCGGGTGCAGCGCAAGGAACACCATCGTCACCGCCGGTAACTTTGTCTTCTTCCTGTCGGACGCAGGCATCTACCGCCTAGACCGCGCCCTCGACCTCAAAGTCCGTGGCGACACCAAACCGCTCTCCGAACCCATCGCCGATCTCTTCAGCCAAGTCGTGCAGTCCCGCGTAGAGAAATCCGCCTTCGGCATCTGGCACAGCAACCGCTATCTCGTCGCCCTTCCGACCAGCGCCGACCCGCTCGACGGCAACCAGCTCGTCGTCGCATGGAACGCCTTAACGGACACTTGGGAATACCGCGACATCTATCCGTCCAGCGCCAGCGTCAACCAGATCCTCGTCGGCACCTACG